CAATTTCAGTTCAACCTGGATTAACTTCGAATGGAACTCCCACCTCAAATTCATCTATTTCAATTCCATTTAATGAAATATTCTCATCTGATGATTATGAAATAGTTACTGCCATCACCGATGGATTGGATATATAATGTCTAATAATGCTATTGCTGAACTGTATGAAAATGCGCATAATGATTCGGCCAAGAATGATTTTGAAATTGCTAGATCTAATATTATTACCTTAATTGATAATGGTCAAGAATCATTGGCTCAACTTGCTCAATTGGCAGACCAATCGCAGAACCCCAGAGCATATGAAGTTCTAGCTAAACTTACAGACTCTCTTCTACAAGCCAATAGAGAACTTCTAGAACTTCAGATTAAGATTAGAACTATTGGAAAACTGGATGAACCAATCAATGGTCAGAAAACCACTATCAACAATAATCTAATCCTGACTACAGCAGACCTATTGAAAATGATCACAAGCAACACTAAGAAAGAAATAGATGGCGATAGAATTTCAGAATGATATTCAAGGATATAATGGTAATCCTCTACTAAAGAAAACTAATCAACCATTTGAATGGACACAGGAACTTCTAGAAGAATACTTTAAGTGTAAAGAAGATCCAATATACTTCATTGAAAATTATATGAAGATTATCAATATCAACAGTGGTTTGGTTAATTTTATTTTATATGATTATCAGAAAGAAATGATTACGGCATATAAAGAAAATAGATTCAATATTATAACTACAAGTAGACAAGCCGGCAAGTGCAATTATATAAACACACTTATTCGAGTAAAATTCCTAGATTCAGATATATTTAATCTTAAGATAGGAACAATTCACAAAATATCTTCTATTTTTAACAAGTACGAAACCTTATACTATGGAAAGCCACATGAATTACTTAGACAACAAATATACTCAAATTTATTTCTCTATAATAAAGAAGAGGCAGAACAATTTAATAGATTGTGGGGAAGCGCATCATATAATTCCAAAATCACTTGGTGGAAACAACAAGAAAGACAATATAGTCCTATTGAATCTCAGAGAACATTTTCTATGCCACAAGCTATTGCCGAAAATGAAAGAAGCTTGGGTGAAAAGAAGAATGAAGAAAAGTTTATTGAATCCTTCAGAATCAACGGAGTGTTTGCAGAAACAGATACCGGTTTTGAACCTATAATAGAGTCGCATAAAACAATAGTTTTTGATGAGTGGGTTTTAAAAACAGAAAATAAAACTATTATTTGTGCTGATACACATATTGTTTATAATGAAAATTTTGAATATGTATTTGTTAAAGATTTAAAAATTGGTGATTTAATACAAACTTCTAATGGACTAGAAAGGGTAATAGAACTTTATAAAAATGGTAATTCTTCACACATGTATGATCTCGGAATTAATCATCCCAATCATAGATATTATGGAGATGGAATACTTTCTAAAAATTCCACTACGACATGTGGATATATTTTATGGTATGTCTTATTTAACTCAGAAAAAACTGTTGCTCTACTGGCAAATAAAGGTGAAACTGCTAGAGAAATCTTAAGCAAAATCCAATTGGCTTATCAGCATCTTCCCAAATGGTTACAGCATGGTGCAGTTACCTGGAATAAGGGTTCCATGGAACTTGAAAATAACTCTAGAGTTATCGCTGCCTCTACTTCCACTGACAATATCAGAGGATATGCTATAAATCTAGTCTTTATTGATGAGGCAGCCCATATCGATAATTGGGATGAATTCTTTACATCAGTTTATCCTACAATTTCTTCTGGTACTGATTCCAAGATTATTCTTGTTTCTACTCCTAATGGACTAAACCATTTCTATGCATTCTGGCAGGGAGCTATAGAAGGTAAAAACCAATATAAACCCATCCGAGTTACATGGTCACAAGTTCCAGGTAGAGATGAGAAGTGGAAAGCTGATGTTCTAGGTTCTCTAAATTTCGACCTACAGAAGTTTGCCCAGGAATATGAGACCGAATTTCAAGGTTCATCTGGAACCTTAATCAGCGGTGCAGCTCTAAAAGCACTTGCCGCCAGAGCTCCACTTGCCGTTAATGAAGGACTTACCCAGTATTATAAACAGGAACCAAAACATTCCTATGCTATCATTGCCGACGTTTCCCGTGGTAAAGGTCTAGATTATTCAGCATTTCAGCTTATTGATGTAACTAAAATGCCATATCAACAAGCATGTGTATATAGATCTAATTCTATCACACCCAATGATTATGCTGAAGTAATTCATAAAGTTGCCAAGGGTTATAATAATGCTGCAGTTTTAGTTGAAATTAATGATATTGGTGAACAGGTTTCTACTACTCTTCATCATGAATATGGATATGAGAATATTCTCTTTACTGAAAATGCTGGTAGAAGTGGTAAAAAGATTACCACCGGTTTTGGTGGAGCAGCAGTAGATAAAGGAATTAGAACGACTAAAGTTGTTAAGAGTATAGGATGTTCTATCTTAAAACTCTTAATAGAACAGCAACAACTTATTATCAATGATTTTGATACTATTGAAGAACTTTCTACATTTTCTAAACGTGGAACTTCATACGAAGCAGAACCCAACAGACATGATGATCTTGTTATGGGTCTTGTACTTTTTGCCTGGTTATCTGATCAGCAATATTTTAAAGAATATACTGATATCAATACGTTAATGAAACTTAGAGATAAAACTGATGAAGATATTGAAAATGACTTAGTACCATTTGGATTTATGTTAGATGGTAGAAATGATTTTGATGAAGAAGAACATGATGAATTCAGCAATTCTGTAGATAGTTGGATGTTTAGAAATCAGATTTTGAACTTTTGATACTTACACCATAAAAGTTCTTGTATTATAAATATATAGAAAATAAATTTTATTTCTACCATACTACTGAAAGGATAATATATGTCAGTACAACTTTCTCCTGGTGTAAATGTTACTGAATTTGATCTTACGACTGTTGTACCTGCTATTGGCACTACTACTGGTGCCATAGCTGGTATTTTTAACTGGGGTCCGGTTAATGAAATAGTACTAGTCGATACAGAATCAACTTTAGCATCGATTTTCTTCACACCCAATGCCAACAATTTTCAGACCTGGTTCACGGCAGCAAACTTCCTATCTTATGGTTCTTCTCTACAAGTAGTTAGAAGCGCCAATACGACTTCAGGTGATGCAAATGCTGCGCTGAATGCGGTTGCAAACTCTGGTCCTATTGCAAACATTTCACTTTGTGTAATTTTAAATGAGTCAGATTTTGAAACTAAGTCTGTCAACGGTTTTGATGCAAATGCAATGTTTATCGCCAATTATCCAGGAGCCCTAGGTAATGCACTTAGAATTTCTGTTTGTGACTCAGTAAATGCTTATTCTTCAAACGTAAGCTTGACTGCAAATGCTGACGTTTATGGAACAATTTCGGTCGGAATTGGAACTTCTAATGTTACAATCACTGTAAATTCGGTTTCAGGAAATGTTACTGCTGCAAATGCTTTTGCCACAAAGTTAATGACACAGTTTGCTGCGATGGATCAGATTGTTCTGGGTAATACTACAATTGGAACTCAATGGTCAACGGTTACAAGCATCATCAATACTTCTAATACACTTGCTGCAAGTTTAAATCTAACACTGTCTACACCTTACACTCTATCATCTAATTATTCATCTAATTCTGCTATTAGCCGTTATTGGGAATTCCAGAATGTCATCGGTGTTCCTCCGATTCAAACTTCATATATGTCTAGTATGACTTCCAACACATCTATTGTTGATGGACAGCATATAGTAATACAGGATTATACTGGAGCAATTACAGGTGTTCCTGGCACTATCCTGGAAACATATACCAATCTTTCTAGAGCAACAGATGCTAAAACTGTCGGCGGTGTAACCAATTACTGGAAAACTGTAGTAAATCAGCAATCAACATGGGTCAATGCTGTAAATGATAGACCAGATCATAATGCTAATTCTAATGTTTCTACTGCATTATTAAATTCTACAGATACTTTCCCACTTCTACTTCAGTTTGCAGGTGGTCAAGATGGAGCAAATGAAAGCACAGCTTCATTAGCAACTATTACTAATGGATATATGCTATTCCAATCTACAGAAAATGTAAGTGTTTCATTAATTCTACAGGGTAACCCTATAGGTGGAAGCACATCTGCACTTGATGGTTCTGGTATGTCTATCAATAACTTCCAACTTGCTTCATGGCTTATTACAAACATTGCCCAAGTTAGAAAAGACTGTGTTGTCTTTATTACCCCGGATGATAACGTAATAGTAAACAATTCTACTAATAGAGCACAGGCCTTGGTTAATTGGAGAAATGCTCTAACTTCTTCATCATATGCATTTATGGATTCTGGATATAAGTACCAGTATGATAGATATAATGATATCAATAGATATGTTCCCACAAATGGCGATATTGCAGGTCTATGTGTTTATACCGATTCAATTCTAAATCCATGGAATTCACCTGCTGGATTGAATAGAGGTCAACTTAATAACGTTATTAAGATGCGTTATAATCCTGCACAAGCTGATAGAGATATTCTGTATCAAAATGGTATTAATCCAGTAATAAGTATTCCAGGTCAGGGTGTTGTTCTATATGGTGACAAGACTCTATTATCTAAACCATCAGCATTTGACCGAATTAATGTTAGAAGACTCTTCATAGTTATCGAAGAAGCTATCGCCCTAGCATCTAAATTCACTCTGTTCCAGCTTAATGATTCATTCACCAGAGCACAGTTTGTTAATTTAGTTACTCCTTATCTGACAAGTATCAAGGCAGCCAATGGTATCTTTGACTTCATAGTAATTTGCGATACTACTAACAATACTCCTGAGGTTATTGATCTTAATCAGTTTGTT